CAGATTTGTAGGTTCACTTGCAATTCAGCAGGAGTTAACACTTTTTCAGTAAGTGTCATTCCTGAAGTTGTTGCGTCAAAATCACAGTCCGCAGAACGAACAAGATTTGAAAAAGCACCTACTTTCATAGCTGCCTTGTACTTTACGTTAGGCAGAATAGTGATAGTACCTTGGTCTAAGGTATCAGCAGATAAAAGTGCAGCAGCTAAATACTTGCCAGCAAATTCGCCTGCGTATGAACTAGTAATAGTTGGATTTGGCATTTTATTTTATTTTAGTTGTTTGTTATTTTTGACATTACTCTGTCAAGGGTTGATTTACTTCTATTTTGTGCAAAAAGGTGTGTTTGTTTCTTAGACACCTCTGCTTCTGGACTGTGAGATAATGGCTCCACGGCAGGCTCTTGATTTGATAGTTCAGTTGGAACTTCCAATTCTTCCTTTTGTGCAGTAAGCTCTTCAATCATACCTTTTACTTCAGCCATAGCTTTAGCAAGGTCTTCTTTAGTAGCGTATTTATCTTCTTCTTCCATTACTTCTTCTGTGACTTCCTCAGTTTCTTCTAGCTCTTCAGTCATTTCAACTTCTTCAGTTTCTTTAACTTCTTCAGCGGCTTCAACTTGGATGTCCTTAACGTCTTCAGACAATTCTACTTGCTCTTCAGCTACAGGAGACTGCTCTTCAGCAGTTTCTTCCTTAACATCAGTGTTAAGTAAAACATTCTTGAAACGCTCTACGATTTCGTTAGCTTTCATATACGAATTAAATAAGGTTAAACAATAATTAACTAACTATTTAACTCAAAGATTATATGTTTGTTGTATTTTTAACTAGTTCCGCTAGTTGGACCGATGCCTTGCGCTTGCAAGGAGCCGTCACAGCATTTTTTACTGTAACGTCTCCCGTCTTTGCATAAACATCCTCTGCGACCGCCCGTTGGGCTGCTATTTGATGGGGTAACGAATTTCTTTCTGCTCATTTTGAAGATTTAGGGTGTTTCTTTGGTAATAAATCGTAATCTGTAGTGTATTTAGCGTTCTGTGGTCTTCCATTCTTGATTAGGTACAAAAACGCATTCACTCTTGCAAACGCCCACTGAGATGCTGACTTAACCTGCGGAGACCGGGAAGTATTGAACGCCCCTAAACCTCTCTGAAATACAGAAGATAACACTCCTACAGTCACTCCGTAGCCTAGCTTACCTTTGTACTTCTCGTTAAACTCGTCTGCCTTCTTTTGTAGGGATGCACGGTCTTTTTGGGAGACCTTTGCGCCCGTCTTTCCAGATGCATCTCCTTTTGCGGACCCCTCACCCTTTGGTCTAGGGTTCGGAGTGTCCGATTTGGGAGCTTTAGGAGAGCTTTTTACGCCACCTCTTGGTCCTACTTCTGCCATCTTAACGCACTTGCCATAGACCTTTTTGTAGCCCTTTGGGCATTCGGCTAAGTCTTCTAATTTGTGCTGCTCACAGGGCATATACCAAGTCTTGCCCTCAAATTCGTGTGTGTGATGTCCTTCGCAGCCGATGTCTTGTGCTGCTTTCTCTGCAAGTTCTTTTGTTGCGTATGCAAGGCGGTCATCTATGATCGCCATATCATCGCTTATCACCATAGACTCTAATTGTATTTCGCCTAACTCTTTTAGTTTGGAAGTAGCCCATCTAAGACCCGCTTTACCGCCCCAAGCATCATACATTAGCTTTCCACAGCCATCTGAGTAGCTGGTAGACACCTCTAAGTCTTTTGCGTGTCTAGCAAGGAAGCTGCGCATTCTCTTGATAGTTCTAACGCTTAAATTCTCACCGGAAGCCAGTTGTGATGCTCTTGCTTTGCCTACAGGCGTTCCGCAAGACCCCCAACCGTTCTCTTTAACGTATTCTAAGACGTTCTTAGCGTTGTTCTTGACCGCATCGGGGTAATCAGAGTATGTTTCCAATTCAGTGTCTATAGCGTCAGCTAATTCCTCTAATATAGCAAGAGCTTCAAGCTCTGCTTGCTCAGGAAGTTGTTCTTGTGGTCTTTCCATAGCATCTGCGAAGTGTCCTTCGATGCTGAAGCCTTTTACTTTGCCTGTTTTGACATAGTTAGACCATAATGATTCGTCATATACCTTCATAGAGACCATCCAAGTGCCATTAGGCAGGTCAAAGCCGTATTTACGGGACTTGTCTTGGTTTGTGTCGTCTATAATCCAGGATTCTACGACAGATAAGCCTTCTAACTCTCCATCGTGTTCTAAAGTAGCGTTGTTTTGATATCCTTTAGTCAGGAAAAGCTCTGAGGCTTTTCTGACGGTATCTTCAGAGAAATAAATATAGTATTCATCATTTCCAGTTCTGCGATATATCTTTTTGTTAGGGATTAGAGCAGGACCCATAAGAATCTTCTTCTCCTTATCTACTTCTGCTAGCTTCACTTCTTGTGAGCTGAGCATAATGAAGTCTTCCTGTATTGCAGGGTCGTCTACGATTGAAATAGCATCTATTCCACTGATTTCGTTTTCCTCGTCAATTATAAGCTCGATTACTTTTATTTCTTCCATATATAAATAACTTACTAAGTTGCTTTTTGTTCTTATCCACCGAATGATGCCGTTCTCCTTGTGTTCCTATCAAGTTCCTGTTGCGTTGTAATGTCTTTACCTACAACAAAAGCTCTTACTGGTCTGGATTGAGTACCTGCAACCGTTTCCGCTAATTGACTTTGTGCGGTAGCCCCTACTACGTTGAAGTCTGGGGCTTGCATAGATGAAGGTGGGGCAGGAGGTGCAGAAACACCACCACCCTTACCGCCAGGAACTTTTACTGATAATATACCTTTAACATTTGCAATACCAGCAGCTATTGTTGCAGCAGCAGCAACAAAACTAATTGGAGGTGGTAATGTTGCTAATGCAGTGTCCGCAGCAGCATATGTATCCATAGTTGCAGAGGCTACTCTCATAGCCTTGTTAGCTACCGTTTGCTCTCCAAACAAAGCAGCCCCTTTATCAAGCTGACCCGATAATGCCCTGAGGTCTTCGTTTCTCCTAGACCTATCTTTGTCAGAAAGTTTCTCTTTGGCATCATCAATAGCTTTATCTTTTGCCAATTTTTTCTTTCTAGCATCCTCCTCAAGTGAATCGTAATAAGCGTTCGTTGCAAGTATTGCTTCACGTTTAGCGACCTCATTATTTGTTATTGCTTCAATGTCAGCAATTGCTCTTTTACGTCTTAATTCAATTCTAGCAAATTCATCTTCAGCGTCAAGTTCCTCTTTCTTTTCACGCATTGAGTCAGTAATCTTTTGAAGCTGATTTTTAGCTTCATTCATTATTTCCTCAAGCTCATCCCCTGTAGGTAGTTTAAAGCCTAGAATTGACCCTAGTTTAGAAGGACCTTTAGTTGCCTTACCTGCTTCACCCGTAGTAGACGTCAAAGCTTCACTTTGTAAGCCAGCTAATTTATCAATTACTTCTTGCTGTTTAGCATCTAATTCGTCAACCTCGTCTTGAGCTTTTCTGTATTGTGTTATGAGGTTGTTAGCTACAATTTGTGCTTGAGTACGAAACGGACTTTTTGTAAATACCAACCCTTCAGCAGCGGCTAGTTTTTTGTCAGCCTTCTCTTGTGCCTCTAGTCTTTCTTTCTGCAATTCAATAAACTCTTCTTGACCTATTTTAATTTGAGCCTGTACAAGAGCTAGCTTTACTTGTCTTTCTATAAAAGCGTCTACGCTCTCAATAAGAGGGTCATAACCTTGGTTCTTCAAATCCTTTAAGGCAAGCTCAAACTCTTCAGAACCTTCAGTACTATCTTCCATTACTTTAGCATTTGCACGCATAGTAGCTATCATACCGCCCTTTTCGTCCATTGCTTTTGAGAATGCTTCAATAGTATCTTTAGCCTCATCAGTACCCCTTATAAATGCCATTATCTCTTTTTGATACACCTGTATCAAAGATATTACGACTTGAAATATCAAAATAAAACCCAAAGGTCCTTTAAGTTGTTTTCCAAGAGCTTTAAAAGCCCCACCAGATTCCTCTGTTTTAGATGCAAGTGTAATGAACAAAGTAGATAACTGAGA